CACCAGAAGCCAGAGCAGCGAGGTCTCTGGTTTCAAATGCACGCCCACGGTGCAGGATCACGCCAACTTGTTTGTCGGCTTGGATCTTGCCAGGGGTCAGGCTGGTGCTGTCAGTAAGAACTTCCAGATCACCAGACAGATTTGCTTTGAAGAAGGGGACATTTACGAAGTCACCACCCTCGGTCGCATTAAGCTCTGCCATCGGCTGGACAACGCCGCTGGCAAGGAATGCGTTCCGCTGCGTCGATTGCTCGATCACATACGGAGTAAAAATCTCGGGGATGATGACATCAGAGCGAAGGGTCGCCATGATGAATCACTTGGGAATTGGTTTGAGTATTGGGGCACGACCCCAGGCTCAGCACGGCTTCGCCTTTACACGAAAAGTTTAACGCCCCGCAGCACTTTTTAACCGATCATACAAATCTCGATCTGTCCGGTACAGCCTTGACTGCTCCGTCAAATTGAAAGATTCAGGCGCAAACGGGTTTTTGATGCCCGCTGGCGTGTCAGTAGACGACCGCCCAATGGGTGCGCCACTGCCCTGTGGCTTCGGTTGCTTCTGCATCCAAGCTGGCAGAGTCTTTGCCCAATCCTGCACTGGTGTGCGCTGGTAGCCCTCAACCACGACGACAGTGCCGTCCGGCTCACGCTCAATCTTGTCTGGTGTCAACTTGGTTTTCATCACCAAGTCAGGATCATGCACGATATCAGCCAGTGCGCTGACGGCAGGCGTTAGCAGCTCAAGCTCACGGACGCGGATCTCAAGTTCAGCAATCCGCTGATCCTTCTGTGCCGTAGCCTCCCGGAACTGTTGTTCCAGAGCCTGACGGGCTTCTTGGTATTTACCCTGTGACTCCAGCTCCGTTTGCTCAGCTTTACGCTTGAAGTCAATCAGTTCTTGAATGTCAAGCCCATCAGGCACTGCCTTAGCCTGTTCAACGGCTGTCTTGTATTCACGTAGAAGATCTGCGTTCTTGCGTCGCATTGCCTCCAGTTCTGCCTGCATTTGGCTGACATCAACAGACTGCTCCACGGGAGCTTGCTGTTCATCGGACATAAAACCCACGGGGTTTAGAGCGCACCTAGGATAATGGTTAGTATCCGATAATGTCAAAGCGGGAGTGGGACACGGTTGTGCGTGAACCGTGGAACCCGTTGATCTACCACTGCCTAAAGGCTATTGACAGGCACATGGAGATTTACCGCAAAACTGGTAACGGTTGGCACGCTGCTAAAGCACAAGACCTGCGGTGGTACATCGCGGAGCTTAAAGATTGGATCACCGCAAACGAGTGATCACCACTTCACCTTGTTTGCCCAGAACGCAGGTGACATCTTGCCTTTGGCAATATTGCTGGCATGACGTGCCTTGAAGCTAGCCCGTCGTGCCTTGGATGCTTCAGACTCTCCAGCTCTGGCAGGGCTGCCACTAACACCCTGCTGACCGAATCGAATCAGTTTTACCTTGTCGCCTTCTTTAGCTAAAACCGCGTGCGACTTTGTGGGATGCCCAGGCGTCCGCTTGGGTTGGTTGTAACCCTCAAACTGCTCGCCGCGATACTTGATAGCCATCAGCCTCGCGCCTTCTTGTAGATGTCGCTGTCGGCTTTGCGGGCGCCACCCTTGCCCGATACATAACTATTGACACGACCCATTGCCCATGCCTCCATTGGGACATTGCGAGAACCACTAGACAGATAAGCACCCTGCCCACGGCGGTAAACCGCCGCTAGCTCGCGGTACGTGAAGCGGGTGCCTTCAGCTTTGGCGCGGAGGGCTTTTTTAGTTGCCTCGCTTAGGGGTTTTGCGCTTGCCACCTTGTTCGGTCCTGGATTTGGAAATGGCGCGGATGTCGATGAACTCGCCGCGTTTGTATGCCTCAGCGGTGCTTTTGATTTCGCGGGCTTTGGCGCTCTTGTTCTTGGCGCCGCTAAGGTACTTCTTCGGCAAGCCGGTCGCCTTGTCTTTGGGTACGCGGCGTTGCTTGCCAGCCATTACTTTTTCTTGCCTCCCTTTTTGCCCATAGGTTTTTGCGGCTTAGCTGGTCCGGTGTACTTAGGCATCTGCTTGCAGGCAGCTACCCTGCCATGCTACTTGGCTTTTGGTTTTTGCTTCCGTGCTTTGCCAGCCTCGCTTAGTGCAATCGCAATAGCCTGCTTACGGCTTTTTACGACTGGTCCTTTTCCTTTGCCCGGTTGACCCGATTTCAGTTCCCCGGCTTTGTACTCCTTCATTACTTTGCTGATTTTCTTTTCGGCTTTGCTTGAGTTTTTCACCATACTGCCATTCTGTTACTGAATTAATCTTAGCGGTAAAATCACGAGTCATCCATCCTTGATGCGTAAAAACCGCAGGCACCCATGCCGCGCCTGTTAAAACCATTACTGGATCACTGAAGATCCAGCCGTTGCCAAAATGCCTTAAATCAGGTTGATCCATAACGCTGTTGAAGTTGCTTGAGGGTTAGTTCTGAACCATCGGTGCTAACAAGTTTTGCAAGCGCCTGCTGTGGTCCGTACTTTTTTGACAGTAGCTCAAAATATGGGACTTTACTAGGACCAAGCACCTCTCCTTGGGTTTTTTTGCTCTGCTTCTGCAGCCATTCACCATAGGTTGTATCAGCCGGCACCGTTCCACCCATAGCCGCTCGCCTTCCTTTGCCAATAACCTCTTCTGGTGATCGAATACCCATGCGCTCTAAATTCTTTTCATCAATCACCGGCACGGTAGTAGACCTGCAGTTGAAATGTTGTGGTGGCGTTGGTCCTTTACCATAAACAAACACTTTGCCGTCTAGTGATCTACAGATTGCTGACGTTCGTGTGTCTAATGTAGCCACGTATCTATATTTTTTTGTAATATCTTGGTTTGCTTCGTAAACCTGCTGACTTGCTGCATTAGCGACTTGGTTGATACTTGTGCGTACTAACGTAACAATTTGATTAATCGCTGTAGCAGTTGCCTGCCCACCCGCTTGCACAAGTTGACGCAACGTTTTTGCACGTTCGCCAAACTGCAGATTGCCAATCAAACGCTTTGCTATCGCAGGAATTGGTTCACCTGCTAAAAGCCCCTGACGGATCACTTGGTTAAATCTCTCAGCCTGATCTACTGCGATCCCTCTAAATGCTTTTTGTATGACCTCGCCGTTTGGCAAAGTAATCGTGGCGCCTTTTGCCGCAGTCAATGAAAAGGTTTGCGGTGCGCCTGTAACGGCAGCAGTAAGATCATCACTCAATGCCACAACGTTGATTTGCGTCGGATCTACACTGACCACTGATTGAGCAAACTGAGGGCTGATCTCCACCGTATTAACTGCGCTTTGACTGCCGCGTGGTAAAAGCTGTTTAAGCTCGTTGGTTACGAAATCAGATTGCAGCAATGCTAGCCCTTGCAATTCACCGGCAAGAGTCTGCACGCTGGCGCCTGACCATGTATCAAGTGATTCTTTGAGTTGCGCCAAAATAGTCCTTAGCCTGGCAGCTTTAGCCGGTGCCGATAGCTCATCTATCGTGCGAAGTTGATTAACAGAATCAATGATGATGTCGTTATAAACAACAACGATCTGACGCGCCACACTGTTGCTATAACGATTGAGATCAATCGCATTGCGGTAAAAGCTAGACGGTGTAGCCATTACTTAAAGCCGAGTGCTGTTGGATGACATGCCGACAATACAGAAACATCAGCGCCAGCTTTCAACGCTTCATGAACTAGCAACTGAACTACGCTGATTTTATCCTTGCACTCACTAATTACCTGTAATTCTTCAACGCCATACAATTTGCCTTCACGAAACCACGCAAGCCTAATTACAGCAAAAACATCATCGACCATTTCCTTGCGGCTGCAAGAAAGCTGCTGTCGCCGTGGTCCATTTGATCCCATTAGCAACAGCTTGAATAGTGGTCCCATTACTCGGGCATCTCATTGACATCTTCTGGTTCTGCCGATTCTTCTGGCATCAGTCGATTGCCAACAGGCTCTGGCTGGTTCATCTCTATCAACCCACCACTTTGCGTTGCCTCTAGTTCCTCTTCTACGTCAAACTCATCGCCTAGCACCTCGCCTTCATACAACTGATCCAACAGCGTCTTTTGCGTAATCGTGCCTGCGGTGTAAAGCGCCAGCAGTGACTGGATCTCCTGTGGCTCCAGCTTGCCACCCAGGAAGTCACGGTTGACATATGAGCTGCCAGCCTGCGGTACGTTGAGATACCGAGCGTGGTATACCAGGCAGTTATCAATTAGATCCTGCATATTTTGAGCAATCACCATCATGGTGCTATCGCCCTGACTGCGATCAATCCTCTTGGCTTCTGCAGTCTCAGCACTTAGCTTTTGACCCAATACAGCAGACAAGCCCAGCTCATTAATCTGCCCAGCTACCTGATCAAGCCTTTTGAACTGCGCCTCAAAACTCTTGCCGTCGGGCTCAATGTATCGAGCGTTGCCTTCAGCGGGGAAACTAATCGCCTCACCAGGACCGGCTGATACTTCCTCGCCTGCCATTGGAAAGCCAAAAAACGCAAGCATTGGCACCGCTGAGATATGCAACTGATTGTCTAGATCAGATTGCACTTGATACGCTTTAAGGTTTAGCTCACCAATATCTTCTAGCGGCGGGCGTGATTCCATAAAATTCACGCGATTTGAATAGGCAACAGAAAATGGGATGTCATCGAGGGTTGTTGTACCGCTGTCGTGGATCTCAAATGCGCCCTTCGTATTTTTGCGATGCAGCTCAAAGCCACCAGGCGTCAGCACGCGGACCTGTTCAATCGCCTTCTCGCCATACAAACCATCGGGCACGATAACCTTTTCCAGAAGACGTAGCATCATTAGCTTTTGAGCGCCCTCTACAACTTCAGTGCGCCAGCCTAAGATTTCACGCGGGGTATAACTTGCCCAATATGGTCTTCCATTTTCACCAGCAGCAGGAGCATCCACAAGCACGCCAACATGCCCGTAACGCACCATCTTCCTGGCAGTTTCATAGGTCCAAACGTTAAGATCATTCCCTTGCAGGTCTACGTCAAATAGCTGCTCACGGACGAGATCTGTCACATCGTTTAGCCTGACCGGCTTGCGCGTCAACATACCAGCCAGCATCCGTTCAAGGCGCTGGTAATACGGTGGGCAGACGCTAC